TGGCAACCCAATTATGCTGATATTGAGGAGTACATACCTCGGTTAGAGGTGTCGAAAATGCGTAAGATGTTGGATGAGGTTTTTGACAGTGAGCATATCGATTTGACTCGTTGGCATTTGATGGTCAAAGGAAAGCTCAAGGCACCGATGGACCTCAAGGCTGAGTTCAAGGTTGAACATCCTCAAACGATTATGTACCTTGAGAGTGGATCAACGAATGCTATGTTCTCAGCAATGATGGTCAGGTTCCGGTCTGTGTTTGTGGAGTGTCTTCGCCCGGAGATTGCTTTGAATTCTCAGATGAGTGACGAGGAGCATGAGAGTTGGTATAACGGAAATGAGGCTCGAGCAAGGGCTGTAGGCGAGACATATTCTTATGCTGCGGATGTGTGGACGTATGATCGTTCGCAAGACAACGTCGCGCTAGGCATTGATATTGAAGTCTATAAACGAATGGGTTTGTCACGTGAGACGTTGTCTCTGTGGGAGCAAACGCATGGGGTAAAGAAAGCAACGAGCATGATGTTTGGATTGGTTCTGTACATTGCGTTGGGTGGTGTCAGTGGTATCTGGAAGACTCTCTTCCGAAATGGTGTAGTTAATTTGGCTGCACTGTTGTTGGCCACGGGCATAACGCGTGAACAGTTGGTGATGTGGGACATCAAAGGGGACGATTCGGATATGCTGACTAGCGTTCCGATTAAGGTGGCTGTTGCGGTTGCAAAGATGGGTTTGGTGTTGAACTTGAGTGCCAAGTTCTTCACACAGGATGTTCGGTATATGTGTAAGAGTTACCGTATCCGGAAAAACGGAAGGTGGTACTTCCTAGCAGATCCGTGGGGGAAGGTCGAGGCCGTGTGTGCGGCTGTTGTGATGGACTCTTCCGGTGATTCGAAGTTGATTGAGAGGTGGATTTCGTTAGCTGACAGTCTACGAAACTATGATGATATGGTTTTGTTGGATGAGTTGGCCGTTGCTATGCAGCACAACCTTAGATTGGATTTTTTTGCCAATGGGGTTTGTGTTGGGTATAGCCGCTCTTGGAGCAAGTAGGGATAAGTTCTTTTCCTTTTACTTGCCGGCTGAGAGAGTAAATTAATAGTAGGTGTCAATGGGCCTTTTGCGTTGGCAGTGGTAGTGGCCTAGGGAGTTTCCCGAATTTTGGTTTGGCTTTGGTTTGAAGTCTTTTTCCAAAAAAA